ATGTCGTCGCCGTCGTCCAGCGCCCAGCGCGCCCGCCAGGCCCTCGCCGGCCGCCTCCGCGAGATTCGCCTCGCGGCGAGCGTGACCGGCCGGGGCCTGGCGGCCGAGGCCGGCTGGCACTTCACGAAGGTGTCGAAGCTGGAGACGGCGACGACCGCGCCGTCAGCCGACGACATCCGCGCGTGGTGCCGGATCTGCCGCGCTGACCACCTCGTCGAGGAGCTGCTCGCCGACCGGCTCGCCGCGGATTCGGCGTGGATGGACTGGCGGCGGATGGAGCGTGCCGGGCTCCGCCAGGCGCAGGAGGCCGTGCGGGACATCTACGAGACGACGCGGCTGTACCGGTCGTACAGCCCGGACGTCATCCCCGGCCTGCTCCAGACCCGCGCCTACGTCACCGCGATCCTGGAGGCTGTCCGGGCGCGCCGCGGGATCACCGTTGACGACATCGACGCGGCGGTCGCCGAGCGGATGGCGCGGCAGCACATCCTGCACGAGGGCGACCACCGGTTCGCGTTCGTGCTGGAGGAGGCGGCGCTGCGGTACCGGCTCGGTGACCCGGCCGTGGTCGCCGGGCAGCTCGGGCACCTGCTGACGGTGATGTCGCTGCCCTCGGTCGCGCTGTCGATCATTCCGCTGGACGCGCCCCGCCCCATGACGTTGTGGCCGGTGGAGGGCTTCTACGTGTTCGACGAGGTCCAGGTGAACGTCGAGCTGGTCTCGGGGTTCCTGACGATCACGCAGCCGCGGGAGGTCGCGGACTACTTGGAGGTGTTCGCGGATCTGTCGGCGGTTGCGGTCTCGGGGGCGGCCGCGCGCGCGTTGATCACGCGGGCGATCGGTTCGCTGGAGTAGCTGCTGCAACATTCTGCTACATCCTCGACCGGCGATCGCGCCGGTACTTACGGTCACGGCATGACTTCCGCGCACCCCCATGCCAATGCGCAGCTCCAGCAGCTCAGGGCCCGCCTGGACGGGCAAGGTTTCGAGGCCGGGATCATCGGCGGCAAGCTGTTCGTCATCGCGCCGCCGACCGCGGAGCGCGAGGGCTCACGCCTGATCGACGTCCTCGCGCCCACCTCCCGCCCGGATGCATATGGGCTCATCTGGTATCAGGGCGAGGGCCGCCGGACGGTGATCGTCACCGCCGAGCCCCGCGGCGGCGACGGCGACAAGCTGTGGTTCTACGTGGACGGCGAACCGCTGATCGAGGCCAGCCATGTCACAGACGCCGCGATGTGGATCGGCAGCCGCCTGACGAACGCCCGGGCGGGGCGATGAGCGGGCCGACGAGCGAGCCGCCGCCATTCACCGGTGACGACGCGTTCGACCTCAACTCGCTGCGCTTGGCGTTCCCCACCTGGCAGATCGTGCAGGCAAACGGCCTGTGGTGGGCCACGCGCACCCTGCTCAGCGAGAACATGGCCGGTGCCCTGCACGGGACGTCCCCGGCAGAGCTGTACGAGGCGCTGATGCGGGCGCAGAACCGCCGATAGAGCTGCGGCCTCGGTGTCCGGCGCGGCGGCACCGGGGCCGCGCCGGACCTGCGAACGGAGAGGCTGAGATGTCAGGTGACGAACGTGCCGCGCCCGCGCACCGTGCGTAGGACGCCCTCTTCGTTCAGCAGGCGGATGGCGGCCCGGACGGTGTTGCGCGCCACCCCGAACTCCTCGACGAGGTCGTGCTCCGCCGGGATCGCGCGGTTCGACTTGTAGACGCCATCGGCGACGCGCTGGCGGATGATCGCCGCGACCTGGACGTAGATCGGGTCAGCGCCCTCGAAGTCGATGCCCACAGCCCGACCGTAGACAGGCGGGGGCATTGCTACCTCTCCCAGCCTGACGCTATACAGGTTGGGAGAGGTAGGTACATCTCCGCAGCCGGACGGGCCTGGCGCCGCCCATAGACGACCGCGGGCCGGGACGTGCCATGGGCGCGAGTGCACCCGGCCCGCGGTCCTTCTCTCTGGCCGCATCGTGCCACTCTGTAGACTGCTCTACACATCTTCCTGTAGAGTCCTCTACATCAGCACGGCGGACCACGGAGGACGAGATGAGCACCCAGCGCCACGAGATCGAGGCTTGGCTCGGCGACGACCACGGCCTGACCGACGAGCAGATCGACGACCTGATGCGCGAGGCCGACGAGATAGCCGAGCGCTACCCCGACGAGGGCGACCAGGAGGAGCGCGACGCCGCGCTGACCACCGCCTACCGGCTCATGACGGGCGAGGTCGAGGAGATCGTCGAGGAGCTGGGGCGCGAGCGGCTCGCCGCGCGCATCGCCGAGGCGAAGGCGCTGGCCGGGCTCCGGCAGGCCGCCACCATGCTCATCCCTACCGCCGAGTCAGAGTCCGGCTTTGCCCGGCGCGCGAACGTGGACCGGATGGCCGTGCGCGGCTGGCTCGGCAAGCGCTGACCCCGAACGCGAAGAACGCCCCGCCTCCCGAAGGAGACGGGGCGTTCGTGTCGCGCTGGTGCGGAGCACCTTGTCCCCGAAGGGAGTCAGGCCAGCGCGCTGGCCGTCCGGCACTGGGCCGGGGTGCCTCTTTGGCGAGAGGGCTTCAGTCTACCGGTGCGGGACGTACACCGGCTTCTTGCTGGTGAACCCGAGCGCGAGCAGCCACTTCCCGATGCTCGGGAAGGACTCCTCCAGCAGGCGGATCACGCCGTAGTAGGCGAACCCGATGACGGCGGTCACGATCGTCGTGACGGCGCCCTCGTCGAGCCCGAGGCCGATCCGGGCGGCCTGGCCGAGGATCAGCGCGACGACCATCGGGACGATGGTGCGCAGGATGCTGGGCAGCATGGGGCTCCTCACTTCAGGCCGAGCACGGCCTTGATGTCCGCGATGGCCTTCTCGGCGATCGCGATGATCTGCCCGGCGCAGCCGGTCGGCTGGTCGGGGGTCGGCGTGGGCTGCGGGGCGGGCTCGGACAGCGGCACGAGCACCGTGACGTCGCCGTCCTCCGACAGCAGCCGCTCGAAGTCGTCCCACGAGATGAAGGCGCGCCCGTTCTGCCCCCAGGACTCGCCCCACGAATTCGTGAAGCCGATCAGGCGCCGCTCCACGTCCAGTTCGTCGAGGCAGATCTCGTGCCCGCCGCGCACGTACGCGCCGCGCTTGATGGAGATCCGGCCGGTGCGGTCCGGCTCGTCGAAGGACGAGTACCAGTTGATCCCGGCGATGACGGGCCGCTGGGCGAGCGCCGTCAGCGCGGCGTCCAGGCTGGTCGCGTGCGTGTAGCCGCAGATCAGCCCGGCCGCCAGCGCCGCCTTGGCGACGCTGAGCCCGTCCGAGCCGGTGTCCTCCGGCGGGTACTCCCCGGCGTAGCCGTCCAGGCTGGTCGCGGCGCTGTAGAGCGCGACGGCCTGGTCTTCGTCCTTCTCGGCGTCGCCGGTCGGGCGCGCGGGCAGGTCCGCCGGGAGCGCCGGGTAGAGGTCCCCGGAGCCGACGGCGCCCTCGGCGGCGTTGCCCGTGCAGCTTCCGAGGGACCCCTGGTTGAGCACGGGGATGAAGCGCTCGTGGCGCACGGACACCAGGGCGCCGCGCGGGCCCGCGACGACCTGGTACGCCAGCGAGCGCGGGTCGTGGTTGACGTGCCGGCCGAGCCGGCGCCCCGGCTCGGGCAGTTCGGGGATGCGTCGGTACAACGTGCCTCCAGGCATGGGAAAGCCCCGACCGCTGGCCGGGGCGTCGAGAGGGGGGTCAGGTTGAGGCGGGAGCGGCTTGCGGCGGGCGCCCGTCCTCACCGAGCGAGCCGACGCACATCTCCCCGCACGCGCAGTAGATGCGGTAGCCGAGGATTCCGGCGAAGCGCGGCTCGTCGAAGACGTGGTCACAGGCCGCCCGCCGGGCGTCTTCTTCGCAACGCCAGCAGTACCAGCCCTTGCCGGAGTTCCAGGTCTTGCGGTGCCCCCGCTCGCAGCGTGCAGGCACTTCAGTGCACGCGCAGGAGCACGCTCCAGGTGACCGGCCCGACGACGCCGTCCACGTCCACGCCGCCCCACTTCTGGACCGCGCGGACCGCCTTGTCGGTGGAGTCGCCGAACTTGCCGTCCACCTTGATCTTCGGGTGCGAGCGCGCGAGGAGGAGCCCCTGCACGCTCTGCACGTGCTCGCCGGTTGAACCCTTCTTCAGCTCGGGGAGCTTCTGCACCATGACCTCCTGCCAGTCCGAGGCCGCGCCCGCATAGGCCGGCCGTCCGTAGCCCGCGATCACACCCGCCGAACGGACGCGCCGCGCGCACGAGTCCGAGGTATTGCCCTCGATCGTCTGGACCCGGCCGCCGCCGAGCACCTTCTCCACCACGCCGACGTGGTCGATCGCGCCGACCGAGTCGGTGCCGTTCCAGTCGAAGAAGACGATGTCGCCCGGCTTGCAGTCGTTGACGTTCGCCGTGGTCCCGGCGTGCCAGCGGCCGATCTTCTGGAAGTCCTGCGCGTGCCAGACGGTGTACGCCCGGTCCCCGCCCGGCAGGACGGCCGCCGTGCATCCGCCGTGGCGCGCCCAGTAGGTGATGGACATGTCGCACCAGGAGGTGCGCAGGTAGTCGGCGCCGTGCCGGTTGGCGTACTCGCGGGTGATGACGTTGGGCCGTCCGGCGATGCCGAGCGACCGGCGGGCCTGCTCCAGCATCGCGCCGCTGGTGCCGACGGCCGCCGCGCGCGCGGACGCCCGGTAGGCGCCGTCCGGCGAGGGCGGGCCGTACAGCGCGCGGAGCACCTGCTCCTCGTCCGGTTCGGTCGGGCCGGCCAGGACGTCGGGCAGGACGATGTTGCTGTCCATCAGCACCCCGTTTCGATGCGAAGGTCATGGACGCGCTGCTGGATGATCCGGCCGCGCGCGGTGGTCGCCGGGACGTCCGGCTGGTCCAGGGCGACGAGCAGGGGGCACCACCGCTGGTCCTGTTGGTGGCGCAGTTCGGCCTGGTGGTGGCTGGACTCGGCCTGGACGTGCTGGGTGTAGAAGATGTTGATGATCACGGCTGCGACGACGGCGAGGCCCGTCATGACGACCATGGTCACGTAGTAGCGGCGCCGGGTGAGGCTACTCATACGCCCCACCCCCCGTGTGCGACGCCGACGGCGGTAGCGATGGCGACGGCGGTTCCGGTGGCGGAGAGGACGAGCCACCGGTACCGGACTGCTGCAAGAGGGCCAGCCCCGCCAGCGCCCCCGGCGCAATCATCAGGACCGCGAAGAAGCCCAGGCGGCCGAGGTCGGCCTTCCCGCTCAGCTCCTCGTGGATCACACCCCACATGCCGATACCCAGGCATGCGAGGTCCCTGACGACCTTCAGCCAGTCTCGCCGTCGCCAGCCGCTGCCACGCCACACCCGATCACCTCTCGTTTCATCTCAGGCCCCGTCCCAGACCAGCTCGATACGCGTCTCGAACCCCGGCGTGATGTCGGTCGCGGTGATGCTCGACTCGGACGAGTACCAGACGTTGAGCTGCACGTAGTCACCGACGTCGAGCCACACGCTCCACGCCGCCGGAACCGTCTTCGGGCCGCCGATCGGCACCGGCATCTCCGGGCCCTCCCAGACCGTCCCCACGCCCGTCGGGCTGGCGCCGTTGACGAAGATCCCCGGAATGAGGACGAGCCCGCCGGCGCCCGTCCCAGACAGGGAGACGGCGGCGGTGACCTGATACCAGCCCGCGGCCTGGCACACGTACCGGCCCGGAGTGCCGGCGCTCCATCCGCCGTAGTTGTCCTCGTCGACCGTGTCCCAGGACGGGATGTTGTTGACGCCCTCGGTCAGCGTCCAGGCCGTGACGGCGCGGCGCGCCCGGAACCGCGGCCGGTCGAGCACGAACTGAAGGGCCATGGCCATGGTGTTGAGCTGATCGACGGCGGGGCCGCCCGCGTTGAACTCGGGGATCCACGGCACCGGGGGCAGGGTCATCGCGACTTCCAGACCGCGACGAGCCGGGACGCGTCCCCGACGCCGTCCTTCACGCTCAGCGCGGCGCCCTGCGTCTGGAGCATCTGGACCTCTACGTAGTCGTTCACGGCGAGGCGGACCTGCGCGACGGCGGGGAGCGCGGTCCCGGCGGTGGTGCCCGTCGCGGGGAAACAGCTCCCGCCGGCGTATGCGGTGGTGCCGTTGATCAGCAGCCGCGCGGCCCGGTATCCGGCGGGGCTGGCGGGTTCGGCGACGGCCGCGAGCCCGTACAGCAGGTACAGCCCGGCGCGCTTGCACACGTACCGGGACGGCGTGGCGGCCGCCCAGCCGCCGTAGTTGTCGAGGGTCTCGCCCGCGGCGGTGAAGTTGATGGACGTCCAGGTCGACGCGCCGGGCGGGATGGTCTGGGTGGTGCCTTGCGAGGTGAGGCGCGCCAGGGGCGGGTTGTGCAGGAAGTTCACCAGGTCCCGGATCTCGGTGTTCAGCGGGACTTTCCCGGCGCCGGTCGCCGACCCGGTGACGATGTCGGTGTCGGTCCAGGTGTGCGGGAGCGCCGGGAGCGCTGGCGTGGCGATGCCGGCCCAGGCCGGGTCCGCGCCGACCCACCGGACGGTGAAGCTGGGCGACTTCCCGGACACCAGCGTGTTCACCAGCACGCCAGTGTTCTGCCAGGCGCACAGCTCCACGTAGTTGTCGTTCCGGCCGTTGAGCTGGACGAGGTCCATCACCATGCAGTCGACGGCGTGCCCGGCCGCGCTGGGTTGCTTCTGCCCCTCGAAGACGGTGCCGCCGTTGACGCGCAGGCCCGCGATGAACACGTTCGTCGCGCTGGAGGAGTCGAACGGGATGTACCCGCTCGCCAAATACCAGTCCCCGCCGCTGCCCGCGGACACCGCCGAGGACTGCGGGGCGTAGTAGCGGGAAGTGTTCGTCCCGTCGTTGTGGCCGCCGTGCGTGTCGACCAGCTCGTCATAGCCGCCGATCGGGGACCAGGTGCTGGAGTTGATGCCCTGCGCGACGGACGTGACGCCCTGGAACATCGCGGGCTTGCGCTGCCACGCGACGGCGCCAGCAACGTCGTGCATCAGGTACCACGCCTTGACCGGGTCGCCGGGCACGGTGGCCGCCGCGTCAACCCACGTTCGCGGCTGCACAGGCTGGAAGACCGGTTGCCCGTCCGGCAGGTACATGGTCGTGTCGGTGCGGGTCACAGCGCGAGCACCTTCCCTCCCACGGTCCCGTAGACGGAGTCGGAGCAGATCGGCACCTGCGGGGGCGCGGACCCGAGCGTGAGCGTCACCGAGGCGTCCACGCTCGCGCCGTACTCGATGCTCGGGGCGACCTTCAGCACCCGGCAGGGGACGGCGAGGGCGGGCGCGCCGATCTGGCGGCGCATCACGGTGACCAGGTCCCCCACCTCGATGCCGAGGACGGTCGGCCACGCGGCCGGGTAGGCGTGCGCGGAGATGGTGATGGTCTCGACGCGCTGCTGCGGCCAGGCGTACCGGCCGAGCAGCCAGTTCGCCAGATGCCAGGCCCGTTCGCCGTTCCCCAGGCGCGTCTCCCGGGAGAGAGGTCCGCGCGTGCCGTACTTGCTGCTGGACAGGACGTCCTCGATGACGTTGTTCGACGACAATCCATACGGGCCGAACTGGCTGACGGTGATCTTGTTGTAGACGAAGCTCGGATTGAAGCTGGGCTTCCATCCCGGCCGGTACGGGATCTCCCCACCGGCGGTGTTGTCGCCGAACACCACACGGGTGCGCTGCTGATCCGCCATGGACCGCGACCGATACTGCAGTTGCCCGGCGGCGTCGGCGAAGAACAGCGCGTCCTCGTAGCCGACGGCCTCGTTCGCCAGGTCGGTGACCGTCCCGCCGGCCGAGCCTTCCGGCCCGACGAACGGCGAGTAGGCGTTCCCGATTATCCGGGTGCCGGACCAGCCCGTCGTGGACAGCTTCTTCTGGATGCGGGAGCCGACCTCCTCGCCGGAGACGAAGCCCTCCGTCCCGGCGTTATGGAGGTTGTTGATCTCGCTACTGGTCAGCGCGCGGGCGAAGACCGCGATGTGCGCATGGGTGGCGCCCCACGTCCGGCCGGCGCCGAAGCTGTCGGCCTCGCCGCCGATGTTGATGCCGGTCCAGGTCGCGGGCAGGTTGCAGGACCCCGACCCCTGCAGCAGGCCGTCCACGTACACCGCCCACGTGGTCTGGGTCAGGACGAGCGCCCAGGACCGCCAGTCCGCACCGGCGATCTGCAGAACGCCGAGGTCGGCGGTGGTGGTCTGCGCGTGCGTCGTCTTGTCCCACTTGGTGATGGACGCCTTCAGCGTCGTTCGGGACACCTGGAGGCGGAACACGCCGCCGCGCGCGCCGCCGCCCGCGTTGGCGTTGCGGATCGTGACCACGGCCGGGTCGGCGGTGGCGTTGAGGATGGCGTCGGCGTTGGGGTCGACGACCAGGGCGAGGCCGGTGATCGTCACCCCGTTGGCGAGCGAGGGGAACCAGCGGCTGCTGCCGACGAGGGCGTAGCCCTTGGTGGCGAGGTCGGCAGCGACGCCGCCGGTCTGCCCCCAGCCGGTGCCGTCGTCGCCGCGCACGCTGGTCTTGAAGTTCGGCTGGAGTTCGATGGACGCGACGTCCTGCGTGGACTGCCCGAAGTCGGCTTGCGCCTGCCCCGCGCCCCACTTCGAAGTGCGCTCCATCAGCACGTCGGAGGTGGTGCCGGACGCGTTCGCGGCGTAGCCGGAGCCGCTGGCGTCATCCAGCGGCCAGTACGCCATCGGGAACCGGCGGAGGATCTCCCCGCGCAGCGCACTCGGGTTGATCGCGGTGAGGGACTCGACCGCGTCCCCCGAGGTGCTCTCGGTCTGCGCCCACGCGGCGTCCCGGTAGGAGACGGCGAGGTCCCGCAGCCACCCGGACGCCACCACGTAAGCGGTGCCCTGCCACGTCATGACGAGCCGCCACGGCGTGTACAGGTCGACCTTCACGCCGGCGTAGACGTCCCCGGTCGCGGTGGCCACCTTCGCGCCGCCGGGCGTGCCGTCCGCGCGCTTGAACGTGACGGTCGTTGTCCCGCCCGCGGTGGACAGGCCGGTGACCTGGAAGACGTTCAGCTCCTTCAGGTCGCCGTCGGTGTTGGCCAGCTCGATGCGGAAGAAGTCGCCGACGTTCAGCGGCGCCGTGGTGCTCGGAACCTTGATCGTGGTGGTCGTCCCGGCCGCCGTTGCCGACGCGGTCGCGACCGGCCGGGTGGTGTACGCGCCGTCCCGGTTGTCGATGACGACGACGCCGGACCCCTGCTCGGTCGTCCCCAGCTCCGCCTGGACACCTCGGTCGGCGTCCATGCCGAGGAACCGGGCCGTCTGGTCGGTCCAGGCGACCTTCCCGAGCGGCGTGGACAGGTCGTAACCCAGCCCGATCTGGAGGCTCGTCGCCGGCCAGTTCGGGTTGGGCTGGGCGACGGCCGTGCCGGTGGTGCGCAGCGCGACCGCGACGCCGACCCAGTCCGCGGCGGCCGAGGACGTCCACGTCGCCGTCTGCGCGGTGGTGGTGATTTTCCACTGCGGGCCGAGCTTCAGGTCCGGCGCGCCGACGCCGAGCTGCTGGAGCGCGGTGAAGCCACTGCCGGTCGCCGTGAGGGTCGCGGAGTTCACGTCGATGGCGGCGCCGGCGAGCATGAAGCACTCGGCCCCGCCGGACGGCGCCGGGATCGGGATGGACAGCGACGTCGCGGCGGTCGCGGTAACGGGCGTGACCGAGTCGACGGTCGGGCGGCCGGTCATCCCGGCGACCTCGGCGACGACGATCTCGTGCGAGCCGGCGTCGAACGCGAGGATCTGCCGGGCCGCGGAGTAGACCGCGAGCCACGGCCAGCCCTCGTATCGCACGGACGGGCAGACCCACACCTCCATGCGCATGAACGCGCCCGCGTGCGTGGAGGCGGCCCACTGGGTGTCGGTGTGGATCAGCTCCCACGGGCCGCGTGCGAAGTCCCCGACGGTGATCTCGGGGATCTCCTCGGTCGTCGCGAGGTTCACGACCCGGACGGCGACGACGGCGACCAGCCAGTTCCCCGCGGTGGGGTTGGTGATGACCTCGCAGTCGGCGTCGCCCTCGGACAGCTTCCACTGCCGCGGGACGGTGATCGCCATCAGCGGCCCGCCGGGAGCGCCACGGCCAGGCGGCCGGACAGCAGTTGCGACTGGACGGCCTTGGCGAGGTTCCGCTCGCTGGTGACCGAGCCCTGGACGGTCACGTTGACGGTCACGTTCGTCACCGCCTTCGTCCCGCCGTTGTTGATGGTCGCGTACTGGGCCGGGGCGCTCAGCGTCGTCGACCCGGCGCCAGCCGCCCGGTTCATCCACGCCAGGACCGGCTCCCACTTGCGGGTCGCCGCGGCGTTCATGACGAACTCGTTGTTGGACAGGCGGACCAGGTTGGAGTCCGAGGTGTCGGTGCCGCGCCCTCGCACCTTGCCGGGCTGCTGGCGCGGCGCCCCGCCGGCTGCGAGCCCCTGGACGGGGCCGCCCATGGCCCGGCCGCCGATCGTGTGGACGATGATGCTGGCGGTCTGGGCGCGGATCCACTCGATGAGGTACTGGACGTCCGCGCGGGCCTGGCTCGTGTTGGCCGTGACCTTGGTGTTGTGCTGCTTGGGGATCGCGTTGACGGCGCCCTTCACGCCGAGCAGCTTGTCGGCGAGCTTGACCGCCTCGTCGTGGCTGTAGTGCATGGACTCGGCGGCCTTGATGATCCGGGCCCGCGCGCTCGCCATGAACTTGGCGACGTCGGCCGCGCTCGCGCCGTTGTCTCGCATCGCAACGGCGTTCTGCTGGGCCGCCTGCGCCAGGCTGTCCAACGCCTGCTCGTTGGCGATCCCCTTGGCGGTCGCAAAGCCGTGCGCCGAGCCGTTCTCCTTCAGTGACTTGTTCAGCGCCAGGACGGCCGAGCCGTACTGGGCGGCGGCCTCCCGCGAGGACAGCTCCTTGCCGGTGAGGTTGTCCAGCGCCGCTTTGAGATCCTTCGCCGACTTGGACGCCAGGTCCATGAACCGCGAGCTGGACGTCTGCGCGTCGTTGGCGACCTGCGTCGCGGCGGCCGCCCGCTCGTAGGCGTTCGATGCCGCCTGGACCGCGTTGTGCACGTCGTTCAGCGAGCCGGCGGCGCCGTCGTTGGCCTGATGCCACAGGTCGGTCGCCATCGAGATCATGTGCAGGCCGGACGGGAAGTACTCGTTCAGCTTCTCCAAGCGGGTCAGCAGCCCGATGAGCTGGCCGCTGATGTTGATCAGCGTCGAGAAATCCTCGATCAGGTCAGCGAAGGCCTGCGGGTTGTCCTTTGCCGCGTCCGCGACGGCGTTCAGCCCGTCGGAGATGTTCCGGAGGATCGTGTCCATCTTCGGGCCGAGTTCGCCGAGCACGGCCTGGAAGGCGTCCGCGAACTTCTTGATCGTCGGCTCGAACTCGCGGAGCCCGTTGAGGAGCTGCCCGACGAACTGCTCGACGACCGGCGCTAGGTCGGCGAACACCGTCTTCAGCGTGGGGCCGAACGCGTCGAAGGTCGACTGGACCGCCCGCGCGATCCGCTGGAGCGTCGGCTCCCACGGTTTCGCCCATTCCTCCAGGTCGTGGACGACGTGGTCCTTCAGACCGGAGAAGGAGGACTGGACCTGCTTGGACTTGGCCGCTGCCATGATCGCCACGGCGGACAGGGCGCCGCCGAAGGCCAGGGTGATCGCGCCGGCCGCCGCCGCGGCGACGAACGGGAGGATGGCGATCGCGGCCTGGATCTTCATGTCGACGCCGCCGACCATGCCGGACAGGCCATCGAAGGCGCGGCGCCCGCGCGACTCCATCTCACGGAACGCGTGGTCGGAGTCCCTGCCGAGGTTGCCGTACTCGTCACGGAGCCGGCGGACCAGCTCGTTGTGCTCCTTGAGCTGCCCGGACGCCCGAAGCGCCGCGAGCCGTTCCGCGATGCCGGCGGCAGCGGCCTCGCGGGCGAGCTGCCGGTACTGGTCGGCCTCCTCGTCGGTCGCGCGTGCCGCCGCGCGGGCGGCCCGGGCCTGCGCGACCTGGGCGCGCTCCAGCTCCCGTTGTGCGCGCGCAGCCGCCTGCGCCGCGCGCTCGGCGTTGCCCTCGCCGCGGGCGAGCTTCTCGGCCTCCTCGGCGGCAGCGGCCTGCGCGCGGGCGGCGCGCTCGGCCGCTTCGGCGGCCTTGCGGCCCATCTCCTCTACGCGCTCGCGCGCCTCGCGCGACTGCTCACCGAGACGGTCCGCGGACCTGGCGGCCCGCTCGGTGTTCTGGACGAAGTTCTCGACGTCGGCGACGAACCGCTCGACGGTCGTGTTATCGGCCATGCACGACCGCCCGGAACGCCTCCGCGCCGACCTCGGACAGCCGCCCGGACGCACGCAGGTCCCGAACCGGCGGGACGATGTACGGCCGCGGCGGCAGGGTCGTGCGGTGCCCGCGGCCGGCGACGCCGCCCAGGTTCTGAATCCGGTCGTACGGCAGGATCCCGTCGCTGCCTGCGGTGGCGACCCAGCGGTACGAGCCCTCGTTGACCGCCGGGACGACGACGATGTGGGTCATCAGCGCGCCGGAGATCCGCGCGGGCGGCTGCCCGGGCGCGGCCGGGGTGGGCGTCCCGCGCCGGTGGCTGCGCCTGTTCAGCGCCTCCCGGATCGCGTTCCGCCCCTCCCGGGCCATCGCGCCGGCCGCGGCCCGGCCGCCGTCATGGGCTGCCAGCTCCGCCATCCGGCGGAGCCTGTCGCCGCTGGGACTCATCCGCCTGCACCTCCCGGATCTGGTTGAGCACAGGAACGATGTAGGGGATGAGCCACGCGGGGACGTCGTCCTCCACCTGGCGGGGCGTCCAGCCGAACAGGTCGGCGAACTGCACGTACGTCAGCGCGTCGAGGATCCGGCGGGACGGCGTGTGCTCAGGGCCGGTGTCCCGGCCCTTGAGGTGGTTCTTCAGCCGGAGGAGGTCTTGCCATCCGGGGCCGGGCTGGGCTTGCTCTTGCCCGGGTCGGTAAACCCCACCGCCTCCCAGTGCGGCGCGGTGGCGTCCAGCAGCTCCAGGTAGGCGCTGCGGGGCAGGAAGTCGATCTTGTCGGCGTTGCCCTTGGGCGGCGCCTTGTCGAACGACCACGCCTCGATCAGGTGGGCGATCAGGGCATCCCGCATCCGGTCCATCAGCGCGGGCGTGAACGCGCTGGTGTCGCCGCCCTTCTTGTAGGGGGGCAGCATCCGGTTGATGGCGGTCTCGACGCGGCGGGGCATGTCGTCGAGGTCGGTGACCTCCGCCCAGCGCTCGTTTCCGTCCTTGTCCTTGCCGAGGTCGACGCGCATGGTTCGTCGATTCCTTTCTAGCTGGAGTAGTCGGTGACGGCGTTCTTCAGTACCGCCTTGATCGGGGACAGCCCGCCGGACGCCGCGGCGTCCGTCGAGTTGGCCATGGCCGAGAACGAGACGTCCCAGCCGAGCAGCGTGTCGCGCTTCTGGCCGGCGTCGGTGTACGCCGCCTTGGTCATCGTCAGCGCCAGCTCCCGCAGCGCGCCCGTGCTGCCGCCGTTGTTGACGGTGATGACCAGGGCGGGCTGCTGGTTGGTCAGCAGACCCGTGGTCAGCGGGGACTCGTCGATCGCGACGAACGTGAGCTTCCCGGACACCTTGATCGCGCCGCGGCCGATGACGTACGGCGCCTGGGTGCCGTTCGCGGTCCACATCGGGGCCAGCTCGCGGGCGATGGTGACCGACCACTCGCTGATGTTCGGGGCGCTGCTGCCCGCGATCGACACGGTGGACCGCCACGCGGGGATGACCTGCTCGCTGGTCGGGGTGTTCGTCATCGCCGCCGACGCCGCCGCCGACGGGTACGAGGTGGCCTTCCCGTCGATCTGGAACAGGCCCTCGGTGTTCCCGGACAGGGTGAGCTCGGACAGGCATGCGCCCGGGTACGCGCGGGCGCCGACGGTAGCAGTGAGCTGCTGGGAGTCGATCAGGGTGTGCGTCGGCGGCTGGCCGTTGCCGCTGTTCAGCAGCCCGAACGTGTGCGGGTAGACCCCGGACACCGCGGCGCCGACGGCGTAGTCCCCGAGGATGTTGTGCAGCAGCGACCCCAGCGCATCCATGAACCCCGGCCCGGAGAAGTCGATGTCGCACGACTCCGGCCCCATGACGCCGCCGAACTCGCTGGCCATCGAGCCGCGGTACCCGTCGTCCACCAGGAAGTCGGGCTTGTCGGTCGGGTCGAACTTGCTGAACGGCGGGAAGAACCTCGCGGCGACCTGCGTGCCGGCGGTGGTTTCTCTGCCGATCCCGAAGGCGCTCCGTGCGCCCGGCATCACGGGCATCAGTCGGTCTCCTTGTCCTTGCTCGTGCGGACCCGGGCGGCCGTCCAGCGGCTGTCCGGGGGCAGCGGCAGCTCGACGGGCTCGTGCTCGCCGGTCTCGATCAGCTCGCCGTCCTCGCCGCGCTTCGCGCCGGGGCGGGTGACGCCGGCGGCCTGCCGGATCTCGTAGGTCTGGCCGGGCTCGGCGACCAGCGTCGACCCCTTGGCCACGTCGATGTACTCGGCGTACGTGGTGGCCACGTCGCCGCCGAAGGTGTACTTCACTCGTGCTCCTATGCCTGCGGGTAGACGGTCGCGTCGAACCTGACGACCGCCTCCTGGCGGACGGTCGGCAGGGCGCCCGGCTCGTACGCCGGGACGCTGGCCGTGTCGCGGTTGATGCCGCGCTGGGACTCCCCGGCCTCCATCACCGCGCCGCCGAGCGTCCGGTCCCCGTGGATCCGGTCGGTGATCGCGTCCAGCAGGTCGTCCAGGTCGCGCTGTGCGTCCTCGATGACCGCCGTGCGGGCCAGGTGCCAGATCCACAGCTCGACGGCCAGGGGGCGGCTCTTGAAGCCCGCCGTTGGCCCGCCGAACGCGATCCGCCGCTCGCTGTCCCCGGCGAGGTGGATGGACATGACGGCGCCCATGTTCCGGCCGGCCGCCAGGGTGGCGAAGTAGTCGGGATCCTCGAAGCGCGTCGTCCAGTACGGCCGCACTCCGGCCAGCCCGGCGTCGGCGAGCGGCGTCGGCCGGTAGATCTGGCTCTTCGGGTCGAGGGGCCCGCCGAAGAACGCCGCGATCCCGGCGCGGATCTCTCTGCGGGAGGTCATCGCGGCATCGGCCCCTGGAAGGAGAACCGCGCCGCTTGGAGCACTGCGAACGCCTGGTCCCCGATCAACGGCAGCCCCGACGTGTTGCCGCCGACGGACTGGCCGCGCGACAGGTCCACCGCGCCCGCGCTGGAGCCGGTCGGGACGCCGGCCTGCATCCCGTGCCGGATGCCGTTCGCGTTGCCCTGCTCCAGCTGGTAGGCGACCTGCTCCAGCGTCGCGGCCTTCAGCGCGGCCTGGACGTCGGCGTCGTCCGGGTCGTAGACCGCGCACAGCAGCAGCCGGTCGATGTCGCGGGACGCGCGGTCGAGGAGCCGGGATGCACCCGCTGGCTCGTGGTCGTCGAGGAACGCCGTCAGCTCCGCGACCGTCGCGTACGCCACGTCAGCTCCCCTCGCCGCCGTCCGGGTCGGGCTCGTCCTGGCCGTAGGCGGCGATCAGGTCGTCCTTGGTCGCCTTCTCCGCCTCGGCCTGCTCGGCGCCGTTGGCGACCGCCCAGGCGACCCAGTCGCCCTTGGGGGCGGACTTGGCCGGCCGGGACGGCGCCACCGGCTCGGGCTCGGGCTCGTCCACGCGCCGCCACCCGGAGACCGGGTCGTCGGCGAGCGCCTGGAGGCGCTTCTCCTCGTCGCTGCCGGGCTCGGGCTGCACGCGCTCGGCGTCGTGCGCGCCGGTCCCGCGGGCGTAGATGGCCATCAGATGACCAGCCCCGTCATGACGGCGTGGTGCTTCTCGGCCCCGTACTTCAGGCCGATCTCGCCGTACAGCTGGACCTCGTCGGACGCGCCGGTCTTGGCCAGCGGCTCCTCGAAGAAGTGCCCCTTGCCGGGCACGTTGAGGAAGACCGGCATCAGGTCCTCCATCGACACGACCGCGATGGTGTCCTGCGGCATGTGCCGGTCCATCATCAGGTTCAGCGTGCCGAAGTCGGTGACGACGGTGTTGACGTTGACGCCGCCCATGGTGCGGGACGTCTCCCGGTACTGGCCGTACGCCGACGCGTACGCCTTGGTGATCGCCCGCTTCTGGACGCTGTTGCACAGCAGCGTCGCGGTGGCCTGCTCGCTGATACCGCCGTTGTCGTAGGCGAGCTGGAGCAGGTCGTTGATGACGTCGCCGGTCAGCGCGGTCGCCCACGGCTTGGTGAACGCCAGGCCGGTCGCGGTGCCCAGCGTGATCGCCGCGCCGCCGCTGCTGGCCGACACCTTGAAGTTGTTGGCGTCGACCACGGTGACGACGTAGTAGACGCGGCCGGCGACGATGCCGGTCGCGGCGCCGGTCGCGGTGAACACGATCTTGTTGCCCGCCGTCAGCCCGTGCCCGGTGGCGGTGATCGTGTCGGTCGCCGACGTCGCGCCCGTCACAGAGGTGCCCTTGGCGATCCGGTTGGTGGTGATCGCCTGGAGCAGTCCGCGGGTCTTCCGCGCGGTCGAGGAGTCGGTCGGCAGCTGGTAGGTGCCGTTGATGAAGCTCCAGTTCACGTCGAGCGCAATGGACTTCAGTGCCTGCTGGACCTGCCAGTTCAGCTCGTTCCCGACCGGGTTGGAGCCGGGCAGCGCGTTGTAGGGCGCGGCCTGCGGGCCCGCGATCTGCCCGGTCGCGGACTGCTTGGTGTAGGAGACGGACACCTTCTCCTGGTGGATCTGGCAGACGTTCCGGGCGTTCGCCCGGACGCGCTCCTCGGCGGTCGGCGCGGTCGCGCCCTCCAGCCGGACCCGCTGCGACGGGTCGCGCAGGTCGTAGGTCTGCCACTCGAACTCCGTGGCGCTGGTCTCGCCGCCGCCGGTCAGGCCGCCGATGGCCGACAGCAGCGGCGTGTCGTCGGGGGTGAGCGCGAACAGCTCGCCCACGTAGTTGGGCAGGTTGTAGGTCGTGCCCATACCGGTGATGCCGGCCATGTGGCGTTCTCCTCTACTTCAGTGCGGCGCGCTGCCGCTTCAGGGCGATCGCTGTGGCGAAGTCGCGGTTCTTCTCCGCGTCGGCGATCTGCTGGTCGATGGATGCGCGGGCGCCCGGGCCGCCGGTGAAGTCCCCGCCGGACCGGCCGGCGGCGGGCTGCTGCGCGGCGAACCGCGGCTTCTTGGCGAAGTCCTTGGCGACCTTGTTGACGGCTTCGCGGAGGTCGTCGGTGTCGAAGTCCTCGTCGAGCTCGGCGGCGACCGCGTCGCGGAACGCCTGCGAGTCGAGGAGTGCTTCGGCGTCCGCGCCGACGTTGGTGGCGGCGCGGTTGACGGCGTTCTCGTAGCGCGTTTCGAGCAGCTCGCTCTCGAACGTGCTCGCGCGCTCCTGCTCGGCCTCGTACTTGGCCTGCCAGTCCTCGCTGCCCTCGGGCTCGGCGGGCGACTGCCCGCCGCCGTTGAGCTTGTCGAGCTGCTGCTTGTAGCGCTTGGCGCGGCCCTCGTGCTTGCGGGACGCGGCGAGGCGCTCGGCGATCTGGCCGGGTGCGAGGCCGTCCGACTTCCACTGCTCGATCAGCTCGTCCCAGCCGCCCGTGTCGGGCTGGCCGGCGGGCTGCTGCGCGGCGTCGTCGGTCGGGGTGGGCTGCTGTGACGGGTCGCCCGTGTCGGGCGCCGGGGTGCCCGTGTCGGGCTCGACCGGCATCGTCATGGCTGGCTCCTACTTTCGGGCGCCCTTCATCAGGGCGCTCTTGCGGTGCTTCTTGCGGGTGGCGTCGGCGCGTGCCTTCACCTTGGGGTTGTGCTGGGTGATCCATCCGGCGAGCCGACGTGACCCGACCTTGGAGGCCAGGGCGTCGAACTTCGCGCTGCTCACTGGTCACCCCCTCTCGGGCCGGTGCGGAACGAGGGCATGCGCTCCAGCGTCGAGCGGCGGCGCAGGGACCGGCGCGTCCGGCGGCGCCTGCGCGCGGGCGCGGGCTTGCCGGAGTCCGAACGGGCCGGGACCGGGGTGAACGCCTTCGGCTTCTTCGGCTTCAGGTGGTCCTTGGCCATGCGGGGCGCCTTGAGCTTCTTCAGCAGCTCGGGCGTGAGCTTCCCCGTGGCAGGGAGGCCGAAGCGGCGCTGTGCCCGCTTGATCGCCGCCGTGGTCTTCGGGCCGACGATGCCGTCCACCGCGAGCTTCTTGCCGTCGGCGTCCTTGAAGCCGAGCCGGTTCAGCAGGGTCTGGATGCCCTTGACGGCCTTGGCTTTCTGCTCCGGGGTCGCCTTGCCCTTCCCCTTGCCGCCCTTCTTGCCCTTGCCGCCGCCCTTGCCCTTGGCGTCCTTGGGCAGGCTGGCACCCTTGGCCTTCAGACCGAGGACGCTCTGCCCAGTGCGACCGGGCCCGGTCTCGGCGACGAACTGCCCGCCGCCCGCCGCACCGGCCGCCGCGCGCGGATGCGCTGCCTCGTCGAACGGCATCTCAGCGGCCCTTCCGCTTCAGCGCGGACTTGCGGTGCGGCTTCCCGCCCCGGAACCCCGCAGCGCCCGCCTGCGCGCGCGGGATGACGGACCGCTTGTCCTCCAGGAGCCGCTGGCGCCGCATGACCTCGGCCCGCCCGGCGGACGTCGACAGGTCCAGCTCGTGCAGCGGCACGGCGGCGAGGCTGCTCTTCTTCGACTTCCCGCCGGTCTTCTTCGCTGCGGGCTTCGCGGACACCTTCGGCTTCGCCGAGCCCTTCCCGCCGCCCTTGCCGCGGTGCTGCTTGCTCGCCATCGCGCCGGGGGTGAGCGGGATCCACCCGTGCTTCCACTCGGCCATCAGTCCCCCAGTCCGTGCCGGATCGACGGTGTGTGCCCGAAGTCCACGCGCTCGCGCTGCCGGGACCGCTGGAGGCCGTGCGTGGCGATGTGCTGCCGCAGCGCGGCCTGCCAGTGCCTCACCTTGCGGCGGGCCAGGAGCCGCGCCGTGTCGTCCATCGCGGCGGCTTCGCGGCGCTTCCACTCGCGGATGTGCCGCTCGATCGCGCGCTGCCGCTGCGTCGCCGCGTACGAGCCGCGCTTGTGGCGGGCGGCGTGCGGCAGGTGCTCGGACACGCCGGGCTCGTACCGCACGACCTGGTGGTGGCAGCGCGGATGCCACAGCCCGGCGGCCCGCGCGGTCGCCATCGAGGGGCGGCCGGGGGTGTGGCCGGAGACCGATAGGACGCGGTGCTCCCACGGCAGGCACAGCGGGCAGGGGTGCGCGGACTGGAGCACCATCACCAGGTCGTCGCCGGCGGCGGTGACCGAGTCGAGGTAGCCGTCCATCGCGGCGTTCCCGGCGGCCGTCTGAAGCGCGGTCTCGACCTGCGGGACGAGCGAGAGGGTACGGCCGTGGTCGTCGACGCCGCCCACGAGGCCGCGCGAGGCGATGCGGTCCAGCTCGGCCTGGACGACGGTGCGGCGGCGGTCGTCGGGCGCGCGGGTGCCGAGCGTGACCGCGCGGGCGTACGCGCGCGAGACGCGGCGCGGCAGGCGGCCCCACAGGCGCCGCATAGCGTCCATGACGCGCTGCACGAGCCCCCGGCGGCGCGCGGGGGTCGGCGGGGCGCCGTGGCCGCGCCGGTAGGCGTCGGCGATCATCTGCTCGATCTGCGGGCCCGCCGTGGCCGCGAGGCGCCGGACGGTGGCGTCCAGGTCCCGCTGGATGGCGGCGAGCTTCCGCTGCTGCCCCGCGGCCCACTCTGGCGAGCCGATCCGCGGGCCGAGTTGCTCCGCCATGAACCGGATCGTCGTCTCCTCCCAGCCCGCGTGCAGGGCGACGACGACGCGCGGCAGGCCTTCGGCGAGCGCCGGGGACACCGGGGCGGGGATGGCCATGGGGTCACCTCCCGCCCTTGCGGCGCGGCAGCCGCCGGTACCTGATGCCCTTGCCGCCCGGTGTGGCGTGCGCCTTGTCGTGCGCGAAGCGGCGCAGGCGCGGGTTGGCGAAGAACAGCCGCACTGCGCCTTGCTCTTGAACGCGTGGTGGGGGCCGGACATGGTCAGACGCGCGGCGGCCAGACCCAGTGGCCCTCACCGTCGCCCTCGGTGCGCGACGTGGCCCAGTAGGTGTCGTTGCCGTCCAGGGAGACCTGGAGGTTGGCCGTGGTGGCGGACGGGTCGAAGACGCGCACGACCATGGCCGGGTAGGTCTGACCGGCCTGCGCGCGGTTCCCGACGTGCGCCTGGTGGCCGGTCGCGCCGCCCGTGCCGGACACGCGCGGCGGGAGGATGGTGCGCTGGAACGCCTCGAAGTCGGCGCGGCGCCGGTTGATCGCGTCCGCGTCGGCCTCGGTGAGGGTGTAGCGGACGATCCGGCCGATGGTCGGTTGCATGCTTCCTCCTGTAGGTCAGCCGAGCGCGTCCAGCGCGGCCTGGTCCTCGGACGGGGCTCCCCCACCGTCCGGGGCGCCCGGCCCGGAGTCCGGCCCCATGCCAGCCGAGTCCGGGCCGGGCACGATCTCCGGCGGCGCGGGCGGGGCCGCCTCGTCCTGGATCCGCTGCACCTCGGCGTCCACCTGCTCGCCGTCCCAGTCCGGATGCACCATCTGCACGAGCGTCTCCGTCGATGCGGCCTCGGCGGCGCGGAGCAGCTGCGCCGTCTGCGCGAGCGCCTGCGGGTCCTCCGATACCCGGTCGCCGAACTCCACGGTCGGCCGGACGGCGTTCACGCCGGAGCGGAACTTCGCGGCGTCGACCGCGAGGAGCACGCGGAGGATCTCGGCGAGCGCCGGCGACCAGTACGTGATCTTCCGGTCGCGGGTGATGTCGGAGCGGCGCGTCCGGGAGTCGACCTCGGTCGCGGTCTGCGCGACCTGCTGCTCCCCGTCCGCCGCGCTGCCGAACGTCTGCGCCGAGTAGCCGCACGCCCGGACGATCTGGTCCTGGAGAGACTGCGCGGACTGGAGGTGCTCGGTGACGCGGATCTGGAACTGCGTCGGCGTCACCATCAGGCCGCCGGCGGCCGAGTTCGGGGACTGGAGCGCGGCGACGGGGTAGATCAGCTCCTGCTCGCTGTCCCAGGTCGCCCCTTTCCCCTGGCCGAGGGACTGCAGGTAGGTCTCCGGGATGATCAGCTTCGCCTTCGCGAGCCGGATGTCCCGCATCAGGCTGGAGTACACCTCGTCCAGGGCGTCCATCAGGCCCTCGGTGCCCGCGTAGTCGGAGCGGCCGAGGTGCGCCGCCTCGGGGATCTCCCGCCAGACCCGCGACGGGCGCATGTTCGGCACGTAGCAGGCGGTCAGGCCGTCCTGCACGCCGGTCGGCATACTGTCCGGGATGCCCATGGTCTCGTCCAGGGAGTCGAGCGGCTTCGGCGTGCCGAGGTCGGCGTCCGCGCCCTGGTAGAGGCCGTTGTAGATGACGCCGGGCTCGTGGCGCTCCAGGTGCCGCCACACGTCGTTGCCCTGCCGCTTCACCACCCGCCAGAACGTCACGGCCTTCAGGCGGCCGTACCGCCAGTCCGGGATGGCGCAGTCCGCGTGCATGGCGGAGATCCACGGCCGGTCCCGCACCTTGTCGTCCCAGCAGATCCGCAGGTACACGCCGCCGAGCGCGGCGCACACCTCGGCGGCTTCGAGGAGGTCGGCGTGCAGGCCGTCCTCCACCAGCTCGTCGAGGCGCGCCTGCGTCTTGTCGTCGTCCTCCACGCTGAACGTCGGCGGCTCGCTGAACAGCAGGTCGGCGGACGTGGCGGCGATGTCGCCGGCGAGCGGGAGGTGCAGCTTGGTCCGCTTCTCGTTCGGCGGGGTCTGGGTGCCCCAGAACCAGCGTGCGGCGAGGCGGCCGAGCCAGCCGCGCCAGCCGCGCAGGTCGGTGTCGAGGGACCCGAGGGGGCGTCCGGGGTCGCCTGCGAGGGATCCGCCGTAGAGGAGGGCGAGGCGGTCGGGGTCGCCGGAGTACCACGCGGACCAGACGTCGAGGCGGGCGGTGACCATGTCGAGTTCGCGGGGCGGCCAGGGGCCTCCGCCGTTGGGGAGCGGCATCAGTCGATCTCGCGTTCCTGGTAGCCGCCGCTCTCGACGTCACCCGCCGCGGCGATGAGACCGCGGCGGGTGACCCAGTCGGTCCCATCGCTGGCCTTGCTTGCGACGATGACAGCGCCGTCCGCCTTGTGGATCTTGGCGATGAGCACGGCATCGCTGATGAGATCGCCCTCGTCGAGGTCGAGCGCGATGCCGAGCGGGCCTGGCGTAGGCATGGGTTACGCGGCCTCCCTCAGGTCGGACCGCCAAGCGGCGGAGGTGGTGAACACCGCGTACCGCGCGGCGTCCAAGCTGTGGTCGTCGGCCTTAATCGGGGCGTCTTCGCCCTTCGCCGCCTTGTCCGGGTCCCACGAGTAGCCGGGGATCTCGTTGATGAAGCCCGTGCAGCTCCGGTGCACCTTGAGCTGGCCCCGGCCGAGCAGCGAGGACACCACGCGGATCCCGTCCAACACCGAGTTGTCGGCCTGCGCGGGGACCAGGCCGTCCTGGTGGAGCTGCGTCACGAACGACGCGGCGGACGGGTCGACGATCGTCCACTGCGGATGCACGCCGATCGCCTTCAGCCAGCCCCGCACCCGCTCGGAGTACTGCGCGTCCGTGAGCTGCTGATGCATGGTCTTCGAGTCCCAACGCCACTCGTGGCCGAGGTACAGGCACTGGTCCGCGCCGAGACCGAGCGTCAGCGCCGCGAACGGGTTCGTCGTGCCGTAGTCGACGCCGACCGCGATCCACCGCCGGATGGCCGACAGATCCGAGACCACGTGCCGGTCCGGGTCCCACATGTCGAACACGGCGCCCTCGGCTAGCGCCCACTCCCCGAGGATGTTCCGGCGGTAGAACAGGCCGACGTTCTCGGCCTTCAGGTCCGCGACGTACTGCGGGTCCAGGCTCGGGTTGTCGTCGAGCGTGAAGTGCCAGCTGGCGAGGTTCAGCTGCGGGGCGCGGAGGAGGAACTGCTGGCGGAGCCAGTGGTTCGGGCCGTCGGGGTTCGTGGTGGCGAGCAGCCGCGCGCCGGGCACGGACAGGCGAGCGAGGAGCTGCGTCCAGAACGCCTCGGGGACGAGGGTCGCTTCGTCGACCAGGGCCAGGCACGCCGTCATGCCGCGCAGGCGCCCCTCGGACAGCTGGTTGTACGCGCCGATCAGGTGCACCGTCCGGCCCAAGATGACGGCGGTGTTGGAACCGCGCGTGTGGTGGACGTGCGCGGCCAGCGGCCCGAACAGGCTCGCGTCCTGGAGAGGCTCGATGATGTTGCGCTCGATGGTCTCGCGCGTCCGGCCGGCGATGACGATGAGCCCGTGGTCGGGTGCCTGCGCGACGGCGATCATGAAGGCCAGCAGCGAAGCGATGGTCTTGCCGGAGCGGACGGCGCCCGCCCAGATCGAGATGCGGACCTGGCGGGACTCGGCGATGCTCGTGATCTGCTTGGGCGACAGGACCGCCTTGACGGCGTCGAGGTTCACGTGTCCAGGACGTGGACGGGTCCGCGCGCGGCCGTGCGCGTCGCACCCGCCATCACCACCGTCAGATGCCACCACCGCGTCCCGGCCGTGGCGAGCCACGACGAGGGGATGGTGACGCGGATCTGGCCGGCGGCGGCGTCGAGGACCTCGATGCCGTCGCCGATCGCGAGGACCACCACGGACGCGTCGCCGTCCGGGGTCTCGGCGGACGGCTTCAGGTAGACGTGCACCAGGGCGCCGGTGAGGTCGTAGGCGGCGCCGGTCGCCTCGTCGGAGACGGTGACGGTCACCTGCTCGTCGTCGCCCTGGAACAGGTCGAGGCTCTTGGTGCGCTGCACGGGCACCTCCTACTCGACGAGGGCGGCGAACCGGCCGGACGGCGCGGCGGTCGCGGTCAGGTGGCCCGGCACGGTGACGGCCGCGGCGAGGCGCCCAGTGTGAGCGGTGGCGGCGACCAGCTCCGGCAGCTCCTGCACTACCGTCTGCCCGCCGCCGAGCAGCCTCGCCGCGTCCGTCTCCTCCGCCACCCCCAGATGGCGAGCCTTCACGTGCGCGAGCGTCCGCGCCTCCACCGTCTCCAGTGCGGTTCCGATGGGGTACGCCTTCCGCCGGCCGATGGGTTGCGCCGTCTCGACCAGCCCGGCCGCACCGATCAGCAGGCGTTTGGCCGTGCCGAGGGGGCGGGCGGTGTCGGTCTCGATGGCGGGCGCGGCAGGGACGAGCGTGGAGCCGGGCGCGGTCACGGGGGTCGCCGCGTCGACTTCAGAGGCGGTCCCTGCCGCGCGCTGCTTGGCGCGGCCCACCGGTTGGGCTGCGCCGGTCTCGGTGGCCGTGGCGAGCGGCCGGGTCTTGCGTGCGCCGATGGGCTGCGCCGTCTCGACGACCGCCGCGGCGGCGAGCGCGCGGCGCTTGGTCGCGGTGAGCGGCTGCGCCTGGTCGTGCTCGACGGCCGCCGTGACGGGCTGCTCGGTCGCGGACGACGCCGTGATCGTCTGCGCCGCGTTCGTCTCGACGGCCGGGGCGACGGGTCGGGTCTTGGCGCGTCCGGTCGGCTGCGCCGCGCTGATCGCCGTGGCGGTCCCGATGGGTCGGGCCTTCCGCGCGCCGATCGGCTGGGCGGACTCCACCGCGGCGGCCGTGGCGATGAGGCGGGCCTTGCTGCGCGCGACGGGCTGTGCGGTCGCCGTCTCCGCCGCGGGCGACGCCGCGCGCGCCTTGGCCCGACCGAGCGGCTGTGCCGTGTCGGTCTCGGCCGCGGTCCCGGCCGGGAGCGTCGTCCCGCCGCCGGTCTGCGGGGGCTGCACGGCGATCGTGACGACCACGCTGTTGCGGGACCCGGCCAGGACGACCGACAGGGCGCCGGTCGGGCCGACGGCGGTCTGCGGTGCGGTCGCCAGGGCGCTGGTGGTGTCCGCGCCACCCGTGGACTGGACCTCGGCGCGCTCGGTCAGGACCGCGGGATCGGTCGCCGCCCAGCCGGACACGCCGACGTTGTCGCCGACACCGCAGCCGCCGACGATCAGGCAGTCCGCCACGGTGGTGGTGACGCCGCTGTCGGACGGGGTGGAGCTGTTGAGCGTCGCAGTCGCATGGGCCTTATGCGTCGGGGTGGTGCCGTCGGCGCCGGACACGGCGATCATCGACCCGGCGCACGAGTCGGTGAACCCGTCCCACGTGTACGAACTCGGCTCGGACGCGCCGGCGACGTGCTCGAACACGCCGACCCAGCCGCCGCCACCGGTCGCCGTGCCGCTGGTGAGCGCCCACCCGGACGGAACCGTCGTCGGCGCGGTACCGGCGCCGCCGTTGACGACCAGGGCGTACAGGACGTGCCCGGCCGCCGTACCGGTCGGCTTCGGGATCGCGACGCTGGTGGTGGAGGTGGTTGGGCCGAGCCCGGCCGCGACGAACGCGGGCGCGGCCATCAGGCGGCGGAGCTGGCCCGGATGAAGTCGGCGATGGTCGCGGTCACGTCCGACCCGTCCGGGGTGATCGACCAGCCGTGCTTGGACAGCGGGATCAGGTCCGCGTCGGTGCCCGTCGAGACGTCGGGGTCGTAGCAGATGATCAGCGCGCCGACCGGGTTGCCGCCCGCGGCCGTCCAGGTGACGTCAGCGGCGTCCATGTTGACGCGGTCGTTGATGTCGTCCACGGTCGCCGTCACGCTGGCGAGGGCCTTGCGGCCCATCGTGGTCTGCTCGTTGTTCGACGCGGCGAGCAGCACCGACAGGTTGTCGTAGTCGCGCAGGACGGCGTCGGTCTCCAGGCCGGTCGCCTCGATCGGCACCACCACCAGGCCGTCATTGGCGGCCGGCAGCCCCGCGTAGTAGGCGACCTTCCCGAGGGCGATGTTGAACACGATGTCGGCCATGGTCAGCCCTCCCCGGGCGTGGTGTTGATCTGGTCGGCGGCGAGCTGGAGCGCCTCGCCGAGCTGGCCGAGCATGCTCTTGGCCTGGTCGGCGCCGCTGCCGGAGTCGATGCGCTCCAGGTCCGCGTGCGCCTTCAGCGCCGAGGTGGCGGCCACCATGAAGTCGCGGGTATCGCGCGCCGGCGGCAACGCCAGCAGCACCTGCGACGGGCCCTTCGGCGTGGACACGACCTGGATCGACTCGGCGCGCATCCGCTCCCGCAACCACTCGGCGTCGTCCAGCAGGCCCGCCGAGATGCGGGCGCGCCTCGCGCGGTTGTCCTCCTGCTTGGCCGCGACCGCCTTCGCCGTCCGGCTGCGATCCCAGGTGAGCCCCTGGTCGGCGGCGATGCGGCCGACCGTGTCCGCCGACCGCTTCAGCTTCCGCGCGATCGCGCCGCGGCTCAGCCCCTGCGCGTGCAGTTCGGCGACGGCGGTGCGCTCGGCCTGCGTGACCGGTCGTCGCGCGCGCGTCGGGCGGCCGTCTGAACGATTCCCACACTTCGAAGGCACATCGAACCTCCTCCGAGCATGCGAAAGGCCCAGCGCTGGGCTGGGCCTTGTCGACAGTTCAAGCCGGTTACTCCAATGATGCGTCACACCTTGCGACCTGCGCAACCGGAAGTGCTCAGGCTGTGAACTTCTGCACGTTGCCGAGCGCGACGTCGATGACGTCTCCGACGCGGTAGAGGGGGCGTTTGCGCTGCTCGCGGATGGCTTCGTTGCCGCGCGGGTCGGTCCAGGTGCGGGGCTGGAGTTTGCGGCGCTTGACCCACATGCGGACGGTGGATTCGCTGATCTGGACGCCGAGGCCGCGGCAGACCATGGCGACGTAGGCGGAGGAGCCGAGGAGGTTCTCGCACTGGGCGATCATCCATTCGCGGCGGTCGGCGACGTCGTGGTATTCGCGGCAGGTGAGGATCGGGCAGCGGGCGTAGGCGGCGCCGGGCTTGACGTACATGGCGGTGCTGCACGCGGTGCAGGGGCCGGCGTAGACGTAGCCGGGCGGCCGGTCGATGATCCGCTGAGCGTCCCGCACGGCGCCGGTTATCTCCTCGTGCGCCTCGATGACCCCGGGATGCCCCAAGAGCCGCGAGAGGCTCCCTGAGAGCCATCCGGCCATGGCCGCGGGGGCATTGGCGGGCCAGATGGCGGTTTCGGCGCGGTTCAGCTCGCATACCCACTTGCAGAGGGTGTTGTGAAGCAGGGCGCTGGCGTTGCTGGCGCCTTCGCCGAACGCGAGGGGGATCTCGGCCGAGCGCCCGCCGGGCGTCTTGGACGTCTGCTTGGACAGGGTGAGGTCCAGTTCGCGGGTGAGGTCGGGCACGGCGCGCAGGGCGCGCTCCAGGTCGGCCCGGCAGGCGCCGCACACGGGCTGGCCGCCGGGCGCGGGGCGCTCGCAGGTGTCGATGGGGCACGGACGGCTCAACGGGACTCCTTCGGCTCGTTGATCGTGGCAAGGCGAAGCCCGCACTCGAAGCGGTCGTCGATGGCGCCGTTCGTCCAGTACTCGATCGGATGGCGGCCCACGGCAACGGCGACGGCCTCGCCCTCGCCCGGCGCCCCGTCGCGATGGAAGTAGTCCTCCAAGCCGAACTGCATCTCCATCTCGGCGACCAGGCAAGTCCGAACTTCGACCCGACCGTCATAGAGCGTTTCGACGGGGCACGACGCCGGATGGTCGATGTCCATGCCGTCGTCCGGTTCCTCGTGAACGACGAGGAAGTGCGTGCCGCTCGCCTCCGCCCGCTCCTCGATCGCCTTGCGCGCCCGCGACGCGTGCAGGGACAGCGCGACCGCCCCGTTCTCCACCGCCTGGAGCTCGGCGCCGTTCAGCATGGCGAGGAGTTCGGCGGCCTGGTCGTCGCGGCCCGCGATGCACTCCAGGAGCGCGCCGACGGCGCCGAGGCGGATCACCTTGCAGTTGGGCTTTTCGCTCATCGGGTCTCCTTGAGGGCGTGGAGGGCGGCGGGGTAGTCCGCCCAGTCGCGCAGCATGTCGCCGGCCTGCTTGAAGCCCTCGCGATACCAGTACGGCCCCTTGAGTGCCGTGCCGTCCTTGGGGAGAGCGTCGAGTTGGTCGGCGGCGGCGTTGAGCACCTGCTCGCACACCTTCGGCGCGAGGATCTCCCCGAGGCGCCCGTACTCGATGAGTTGGGTGTGCTCACAGAGGGTGGTGTGCTTCATCTGCCATTCGGCGACCGCTTCGGCTATGAGGCTTTCGAGCTTCTGCATGGGTTTCCCTTTCAGAAAGGCGGTTCGGCTGGAATGACGTGGCGGGCGCGGGCGGGCAGCGGCTCGGCGTGCTCGGCGAGCGACGCCCCGCACCGGTGCTCCGCCAGGACCGGCCATTTGCGCTTCCCGGCGATATGCCATTGGTCGCGGCGCCAAAGCTGGCGCTTTCCATCAAAGGTGGCCAGGTCGAATGTGCCGCGCCCGGTGAGAACGGCGAGCGCCTCGCCCATCCGGTCGATCGGGGTCGGGTCGGCGCGGGCGGTGCGGGCGGCGATGTCGTCGTCCAGCCCGGACAGGACGGGCGCGCCGCAGCGGGGGCACCGGCCGAGCGAGGCGGTGCGGAAGACGCCTCCGTGCCGGCGGACGAGCCATGCGGGGATGCTCATCGGGCCGCCTGTGGATAACTAGGCCGACCTGCAAGAGTGACGGGTTGTGACGGGTCTGATGTGACTTTTGCTAGACGATTCCTTCGTGTAGGAATTCCTAGATAACCCGTCACCACCCGTCACTCCTGCTCTCACCTGCGTCTTTGCCCGTGATCATGATGTGTTCCCACACCGCGCCGGTGTTGGTGCGCTTCTTCCGGTGCCCCCGCCCCTCCAGCGCCTCGGTGAACGCCTTGTTGGTCATCTGGACGTCCTCCCCTTGCTCCTTGCACCACTGCGTGAACGCCTTGTAGAGCACCGCCGAGTTGACCGATCCGTGCCCGAGCACCACGGCCTCCTCGTCGGCGAGAAAGCGCGCGAGAACGTCGGAGTCGAGCTGGTATTTGCGTGTCGCGGCCAGCACCGAGGCGGGCGGGTTGAGGCCCTGCCGGCGGTAGTCCTGCCACCCTCTCCACAGCCACGCGAGAATGGCATCCGGAATGCCCTTGAGCTTTTCCGGCAATTCCCCGTCGCGTTCTTCGGCGGGAATGATGACGTCGAAGGGGACGGCGAGGATGCGCCGCCACGTCGCCGGGTCGTCACCGCGCACCTGCGGCAGGTGGTTGGTGAGCATGAAAAGGGTGTGCGTCGGATCGAATTGGATCGGGTTGCGGTAGAGCATCTTGGCGTTGACGGGGTCGCCGCCGGTCAGCTTCTTCATGGTCGGCTCGTCGAGCTTGGCGCCCTCGCCGATCTCCGAGCAGAACGCGATCCGGGCGCCCTTGAGCCGCATCCGCTCGGGCGCGAGGTTGGCGTTCCGGGTCACCAGCAGCAGGTCCGCGGGGACCTCGATGGCGTAGTCCCCGAGGGCGTGCAGGATCGCGTCGCGCAGCGTGCCCTTGCCGTTGGCGCCGAGCCCGTGCCAGATGAACAGCACGTGCTCGCGAACCAGGCCGAGCAGCGCGTAGCCGAGCTGGCGCGCCAGGAACGCCCGCATCTCGCCGTCCGGCTGGATGCGCTCCAGGAACTCCTCGAACACCTCCGAGCGGGCGTCGGGGTCGAAGCCGGCCCGCGTCACCTTGGACAGGTGGTCGGCCGGGTCGGGCGGCGCGAGCGTCCCGGCCTCCAGGTGGACGGTGCCGGTCGCGGTGTTCAGCAGCCGCGGGTCGGCGTCCAGCTCCCGGCCGGCCAGCGTGCACGGGTGCATGTTGGAGGCCAGGTCGAGCACGCCCCGCACGCCGCTGGCGGACTCCACCTTGCCGATGTCCTTGAACAGGTTGGTCCGGGCGTCCCCGGTCATCTCCGGCAGTTCGGTGAACGCCTCGGAGACCAGCGCGAGCACGGCGCGGTGCTCGCCGCCGTCGAGGCACTGCGCCCACCGCGTCCCGTCGTAGTGGTGCCAGCCGACGCCGTGCACGTGCAGGTACTCGCCGCCCCAGCGGGCGGTGAACCGGTGGGCGAACCGGAGCTGCCCGCGGTGCTGCTCGTGCCCGTAGTCGGGATGCACGGGCACCGGGCGAAGCTCGTGGACGGTGGCGAGGTTGCCCTCGGTGCCGCCGGCCGCACCGGGCCGCGGGTTGTCGGCCGTGAAGGGCCCGTGCACGGCCGGCCGGTAGTCGGCGATGAGGGTCACGATGTCGTCGTCCTCGCGCGGCATCGGGTCGCCGTAGCCCTGCCTGGCCAGCTCGCGCGCCGCGGCGGCGTGGTCGCCGCCGTGCTCCAGCAGCGCGTACGCCCCGAACTTGCTGTACGGCGTCTCCGGCTCGAACTCGGTCGAGGAGGAGAAGACGAACAGGTTGTCTCCTTCGCGGGTGCCGGTGGTGGCGGAGATGCCGCGGTCCTTGCCGGGCCGCCGCCAGGCGAGCCCGCGCCCGTAGGACGTAATGGCCGTCCAGCCGTGCGGAGCGAGGATCTCCCGCCAGTCCGCGCGCTCGTTGAAGTCGTCCCCGGGCCGCTTCCCGTCGGCCCTCCTCGGCCCGCTGAGAGCCGAGGAGGACGGGGCGGGCGCGGGCGGCGCCGCGGGGGCGGGCATGGCGTCCAGGAGCGAGGCGATGGCGTGGACGGCGTCGCGCTCCTCCTCGCTGATCGCCGCGACGGTCTCGGGCCCGCCGGCCAGCAGCGTCCAGGCGCCGCCGGAGGGGTGCGTGCGCCCGGCGGACGGGGCGGTGACGACGTATCCGCCCTCGCCGCGGGTCTCGATGAGCACGCGGACGAACTGCTTGCCGGGCTGGCGCTCGCGGATGGCGCGCTCGGACTCGGTGAGCTCGTCGTCGCGCGCCGGGCGCCGGGCGAGCTTGGTGTTGCCGCGCAGTTCGCCGTCCACCCGGTAGAGGATGTGCAGGCCGTTGGAGGGCGTGGACTCCAGGTAGCCGTTGACCAGCCGCCGCCACAGCTCGCCGAGCCCGTGGTCCTCGAAGGCGTCGGCGAGCCGCTGCACGAACCCCTCGCGCACGGCGCGGCCCTCGAACTCCAGCATCTCCAGGCCGCCGGAGACGGCGCCGGTGACGACGCCGATGCCCTGCGGCGCCTCGGTTGCGAACCAGGCGTTCACCTGCTCGGCGGTCGGGCGCTCGGTCTGGTAAATCTTCCACGCGCTGATGGGGGCCTTGGTGCCGTCGGCGCGGGCGGGGACGACGGAGAAGCCGTTGGCCGCGAACGCCTGCGCTGCTTCGTACAGGCGGGCCGCCTCGTCGTTCACTGGCACCTCTCACGTTCGTCGTGTCGATCGATGGGACAGGCCCCGCCGCCGCGGAGGGAAGACCGCGGCGGCGGGGCGTGGACGGGTCAGGCCAGGCCGAGCCGGGCCTTCTCCTCCGCCGGCAGGTTGGCGATGGCCGCGAGCATCTCCGGGGAGAGCGCGGGCGCCGCCTGCTGGACCGGCGGGGCCGTCGGGGCGGCCTGCGGGACCGGCTGGGGCGCCGGGGCCGGGGCGGGCATCGGCTGCGGCGCGGGCGCCTGCGGGACGAACGCGGGCACCGCCTGCGGAACCGGCTGCGCCGGGACCGCCTGCGGCTCGCCGCCGTTCAGGAAGTCGTTCGCCGCGGCGTTCGCCGGCGGGACGTAGCTGGCCGCGTACTGCTTGGGCGGGTTGCCCCGCGTGGCCTGCCCGTCGGCGATGTACTGCACGGTGAGCGTGCCGCCGACCTTCAGGCCGGGCGCACCCGCCTTCCGGACGGCGTCGCGGACGGCGGTCTTCATCTGGCCCTTGACGTAGACGGCGCGCTCGCCGTCGTCGTCGGGGTTGGCCGGGTCCCGCTCGGCCGTCTGGAGGACGACCATCAGCTGCCGGCGCGGCGTGCCGTCATCCCAGGTCTTGACCTTGCCGGTGTCGAAGTCGGTCTGGTCGCGGACCTCCGGCTCGCGGGCGATGGTGCCCGTCACGGTGGTGCCGATGACGGGGAACTTCGCGGATGCGACTCCGCCCTGCATGAGGAATTCGTCGGCGTTCATGTGCTGCCTTGCTCCCTTGCTGCTGTGCTCGCGTGCTGCGATGCGGATGGGTGGGTGTTACGAGGCCAGGAGGCCGGCGAACTCGGCCGCCGGGTCCTTGGCCTTGATCACGCCGGGACATCCCTGCGTGAGGTCGGTGGAATTGGCCCGGAAGAACGGGCAGCCCGAGCAGTACGCCTCGGTCATGGGCAGGGCGCCCGCCGCGGCGACGCCGAACCGCTGGACGAGGCTCGCGATGCTCTCGGCGCGCGCCAGCGCCTCGATCGCCACCTGCTCGTCGTAGGGCTCGGTCCACAGGTACGCCTGGCGCAACTCCTGGTTGCGCGGCAGGAACCAGACCCCGATCGTCTTGACGGGGCGGCCCATGCGCTGCCAGCCGCGGCCGTACAGGTGGCCCTGGATGCGGTACTGCTGGCCGGGGTGCTGCTCCTTCTTCACGCGGCGCAGCGTCGGGTCCCCGACGATCTTGAAGTCCAGGGACTCCTCGGGGGTGCGCAGGTCGCAGGAGCCGGTGATCGTCTGGCCGGCGATCTCGCCGACGTCCACGCGGACCTCGCACAGGTACCGGCCGCCGGTGGTGTCGAAGTCCGGCTGGCGGGCGTTCGCCGCGGTGAACGTCTCGTCCAGCCACGCGTGGACCGCCGTCCCGATCGCGGGCTTCCACGGGACGCGTCCGGTGTTGACCTCGGGCGCGCCGGCGAGCTTGTAGGCGATGCGGCGGGCGCACGGGTGCCCGATCTCGCTGGGGCCGATGGCCTTCTGGAGCGAGCGGGGCGCGTTGGCGATGGCGTGCTCGATGACGCCGAGCATCTCGGCCTGGAGGTCGCTCACGCCGCACCGCCGACGCCTGCGAACGGCAGGATCGCGGGCCACTTCGCCTTGGTCAGCGCCTTGCGCTGGTCCTTGGGCAGCTCCACCGGTGGATGACCGAGGTAGTCCAGGCCGGCCGCCTGGAGCCACCAGGCGTCGCACTGGTTGTCGTCGCGGACGTCGATCCCCGCGCGCCGGTACAGCGCCATGCGCATGTCGGGTTTGGTGGCGTTCCCCTTGCCCGTGGCGTACTTCTTGAGCGTCGCGGGCGGGACGAGCGCGTACGGCACGCCCAGCTCCATTAGGACGCAGCGGACGGCGCCGTGCACCATGCCGGTGATCCCGGCGCTGTGCGCGTGGGTCGGCAAGTCCTCGATGACGGCGAGGTCGCATCCGGTGTTGGTGAGGTAGTCGAACGCGTCCGCGCGGACGGTCACGGCGATCCGGCGGAGCCGCTCGTCGCCCTCGCTGGCGACGGTGCGGATCGTGGACAGGGGGCGCCCGTCCCAGCAGGCGACGCCGGTCGCGGTCAGCGACAGGTCCAGGCCGATCACTCGGGGGTTCACGCGCTGATCTCCTTCTTGAGTTTCGGCAGGCCGTCGGCCTCGCGCCGCTGCTGCGCGTGCGGGTAGCAGAGCAGCAGGAACGCCCGGCCGGTCTTGCGCTTCCACACCGCGGTGCGGCTGTGCGGGCCGGCGCCCTTGGTCTCGGCGAGGACCGCCATGCAGTCGTCGCATTTGCGGGGCGTCGCGGGCCGGTACCTGCTCCACACCGGCTTGGCGTTCGAGGTGCCGGGCGTCTTCTTCGGCTTCGGCGGTTCGGCCGGCTCCGGCTCGCCGAACAGCGGGATCGTGTCCATCACAGGAGCGCCTCCTGTACGCCGCGGGGCCGCAGAGTCTCCAGCCAGCGCAGGAGCTGCGGCAGGTTGCGTGCCGCACCGAACGCCAGAGTCGTCCCGTCGATGGAGTCGCAGCCGCGGCGCTGCGCGCCCTCCAGTCGCCACCAGGTGTTCACGCGGCCCTCGTGGACCCACAGCCCGCGGGCGCGCGCCTGGCGGATCAGCCCGGCCGACTCGGGGCCGTCCTTCCACTCGTCGTCGCCGCCGATGAACAGGCATCCGCCCTCCAGTGCGTCCCACGGGATGAGCCCGTTCTCGCTGCCGTTCTGCGCGGCGAACGCCGGCCGAACGCCGAGCCTGCGGATGCGCTCCAGCCACGGCAGCGACTCGGCGAGGGTGCCCACGGCGTCGAACGGGACATCGGGTGCGACGGCGAAGGCGAACCGGCCGGCTCCGTACCGCTCGACGGTCCGGTTCAGCCAGGACCACCAGAGATCGGCGCCCTTCCACGCCTTGCCGAACTTGCCGTTGTCGGCGCCGATCAGGCAGCCGTCCGGGACGCGGTTGCCCTGCGCCGGCGTCGTCATGCAGCCGAGGAGCCCCTCCTGCATCGCGGCCCGCACCTCAGGCCCCGACGGCGTCGCCAGATACAGCACGGCGCACCCTCCTTGCGGCGGTGACGATCAGGACAGGCAACGCGGTCGCCCACAGCGCCTTGCCGATGAGCTGGCCCGGCAGGGACGCCATGACGGGGAACCCGGCGAGCGCGAGGAACAGGACGGTGTCGACGACGGCGCCGACGACATTGGAGGCGAGCACGGCGCGCGCCCAGCCCTTGCGGCGCAGCGGCGTGTAGATCGCCATGTCCGCGACCTCGGAGGCGGCGAACGCCACCCCGGACGCCAGGGCGAGCTGCGGGGTGGCCAGCCACGCCGACAGGACCGCGCCGGCCGCGATCGCGGCGAGGACCGTCCGGCGGCCGGCGGTGTCCTGGACGACGTCGCGGGCGAGGAGCGCGGCGCCGGCGGCGTAGGTCCCGGCGGTCACGGTCAGGCCGAACCCGACCGGCACCATGCCGAGGTGGCTGGTGAGGACGTTCGCGGCGACGACCGAGGCGACGTAGGCGCCGGCGGCCGTGCAGGCGGCGGTATAGCGCATCACAGCGACTCCTTCGCGGTGGGCCAGCCGCCGCCCGGGGCGGGCTCCTCGTCCCATCGCGGGTCGTGGCCGGTGGCGTCGTCGTGGTCGAGCGGGGCGTAGGAGGTCCCGTCGCGCTCGTCGCAGGCGGGCCGGGGCTTCTCGCGGCGCAGGCGGGTCCCGCCGACGCAGGTGAGGATCGCGGCGAGCCCGAGGGCGGCCAGCACCGTCACGGTGATCACGGCGAGGCTCGCCAGGAACCAGGTCAGGGCGGTCACCGGTTCGCCTCCCTGTCGAACTCGGCGAATGCCTGCTGCACGTAGTGGCGGACGCTCTCGCCGTCCTGGCCGCCCATGTACGCCAGCTCGCGCAGGCGGCCGATGAACCCGGCGAACCGGTCCCGATCGGCGCGGACCACGGCGGCGTGTTGGATAACGTCGAGGAGGGGGCGGTGGCGGACGTCCAGCGCCTCGCACAGGTCGTTGTGGGCGCCGACGAGCAGTTCGTCCGAGTGCTGCCGCTCACGCTCCGCCCGGTTCAGTTTCAGGGTCAGCGCGTCGATCTGGTCGTTCTGCGTCGCGGCGTGGCCCCTGAGGCGGTGGATCTCCTCCGCCGCGTCGGTCAGCTTGCCGAGCAGCTCGCCGTAGGTCAGCGGCTCGCTCATCGGTCGTTCTCCTTTGGGTCGTCGGGGCGCGCCTGCCGCTGCCCTTCGGCGAGCAGTGCGTCCGGCACGGTGTCGGGCCGGGTGGCGTCGGGGTCGACGGTGGGGTTCGGCCCGGTGAGGCGGGTGATCCGCTCGCGCAGGCTCGGCCGCTCCTTGGGCTTCTCGTGGCGCGGGCCGGGGAAGCGCTCGGCGGCGAGCCGGTCGGTCATGGGCGCGGTGACGCCGGGGCCGTGGACGGCGACGAGTTCGCCGGTGGCCTGCTCGACGGCGGCGACGGCCTGCGGGGACGCTGGGGTGACGTTGAATGGCATCTCGCACATCGGCGTGCCGTCGTCGTTGTGCGTCCATTCGGCGTCGCCCTTGTGCGCCACGGGCCGATCGCAGACGGGGCACTCGCCCCATCCCGCCGCCGCGGCCGCTTCGTCCGGCGTCGGCAGCTCCGGCGCGGTGCGGTGCTCGGCGGCGAGCCGGTCCAGCTTCGCCGCCATGTCGGCGGCCTCCTGGCCGTCCAGCTCGTGCCGGGCGACGACGGCGAGCGCCTCGCGGTGCGCCTTCTCCGCCTCGGCGAGCAGCTTGCGGGCGGCGGCGACGTCGGCGGCCGTCTTCTCGACGGCAGGCCGGGCCTGCGTGGCGTTGATCCCGGCCTGGCGGGCGTCCTCGCGCATCTGCGCGGCGAGCGCGGACAGGCGGTCGGTGATGGGGGTCATACCAGCCCCTCCAGGCGCTTGGCGGCCTGCTCGGCGCACGCCTCGTCCAGTTCCACGCCGATCGCGTTGCGGCCCTCCAAGGCGGCGGCGATCAGTGTCGGGCCGTGCCCGGCGAACGGGTCGAGGACGGTCTCGCCCAGGCACGACGACGACTCGATGAGCTGCCGCAGCAGATGCACGGGCTTGCCGGACTGGTGTGGGTTGTGCCGGTCTTCTAGTGCGCCGGAGTTCGCGCGGGGCACCCGCAGGACGGAGCCCTTGCGCAGGCGGGCGGCGAGGCGCCCATACCCGGCGGCTCGGTTGGAGGGGCGGGAGATGTGCACGGCGAAGGTGATCGGCTCGTGCTGCGGGCCCCAGGGAATCGTCAGATCCCCGGCGCCGAGGATCTCCTTGTCCCAGATCAGTTCGGCGGTCGCCCCGAACGGGCAGGGCGACAGGTCCGCCGGGCCGAACACGTACAGGTGCCGCTTGTCGCGCAGCACCTTGCATGCGGTCGTGATGCATGCGGCGACGTCGAGGGTTCCATCGTCGTGGGCGATCGGGCCGAGGGTGTTCTTGCGGCGCCCGGACTGCCAGTTCTTCCCGTACGGGGGGTCGGTGACGATCAGGTCGACGGACTCGCGGGGCAGGGTCGGCAGCACCTCGCGGCAGTCGCCGAGATAGAGCTGGACGCCATGGCCTTCGTAGTAGGGCGTCGCCATCACCGCACCCCCGCCGGCTCGACGGAGACCTCGTCCAGGCTGACGAACACGGCCAGGACGTCGCGCCCGTCGGCGAGGTCCGTGCAGTCGATGAGCGTGCGGTCGGACGCGGTGCGCTTGGCGGGCGCCTTGGCGCGCCAGCGGACGTCCCGGTCGGGGTGGTCGGGGTCGGTGAGGATCACGTCACCGGCGCGCACTTCGAACGCCTTGCGGCGGATAATGGTCATGGCCGGGTCCTTCCGAGTCGGTTCGGCCCCCGCCGCCCCGGGCCTCAACCCCGGGGCGGCGGCTTTCAGATCGGCGATGAGCCGGTCGTCGCCCTGGCGCAGGGCGGCCCGGTGCGCCGGAGTAAGGTAGGAGCGCGGGCGGAACATCACGCCCACCCCGCCAGGTGCGCGATCGCCTCGTCCACGCGGGCGCGGGCGTCCGCCTCCACCCGGTCCGGGTCGCGCTCTTCGGGCGGCAGCGCGGACAGCTCCACCTCGCCGTCGCGCACCTGGAGCTGCGCGCACAGCTCCTCGAACCAGTCGGCGCGCTGGCGCTCGTCGAGCCCGGACGCCAGGGCGTCCACCTCGGCGTAGATCTCCTCCTCGGGCGTGAGGCCGGTGTTGTAGAGGTGGCCGAGCTGCTCCAGCCGGTCGGCGAGCGCGTGGCCGGTGGGGCGGGCCAGCGTCGGGGCGATCAACGGGTGCTCCCGTTGATCGCTCGGGCGACGTCAAGGGCGCGGCGGACCGAAGCGGGCTCGTCGCAGAACTCGACGGGGTCGAAGCCCTCGCCGAGATGGGTCAGCTTGGCGGCGGCGGCTTCCGCGCCGGACAGGTCGTTGCCTGCGCTCTTCAGCAGGCCCGCGAGGGGCTCGGCGAGCGCCGGGGAGGCCAGTGCGATCCACGCGGCGTTGTCGCAGCCATGGTCCGGATCATTGTCATCCAGAGACTCGGCAACCCATCTGGCGTACATGTCCGCGTCCGGATCGGTGACCTCCCCGCTGATCTCGAGGCCGTCCGCGACCCAGGGGCCGGGCGTGGCCTTGCTCGCGGTCTCGCGTACCTTTGCCTCGGCGGCGCGCAGCTCCTCGGCCGGGGTCATCGGGCCACCGCCGTCAGCTTCGCGAGCTGGCCGTCCGCCTTCTCCTGGTCGCCCCGGGCCAGCGCGCTGCACAGGGCGTCGAAGACGATCCCCCGCTCCTTGCGGTCGCCGATCGTGGAGGCGAGCGCGACCTCGTCCTCGACGGACATGTTCGGGAAGCCGAGGGCGCGGTGCGCCAGCGTCAGCAGGTGGCGGCGTGGCGTGTCGGGCGCCTCTTCGGGAATGATGGTGCTCATCGGTCCCGCTCTCCTGTCTCTGGGTTCTCGGGTGGGGCCGTACGGGCTCGTCGGGTCGCATCCGGCGGGCCCGAACTGCGTTCGTGGGTCAGGCGGCCTTCTTCGCGGCGGTCTTGGGGCGCAGCGCCTTCGGCGGCGGGGTGAATGCCTGGCGGATGGCCGCCTTCTGCTGGTCGGTCAGCGGCGGGGCGGTCTCGGCGAACCGGCGCGCCTCCTCGGAGATCTCCATCAGTCGTGGTCCGCCGTGTTCTCGCAGACGACCAGCTCGGCCGGGTTCGCGTGCCCGCAGATCGGGCAGAGCCACTCGCCGGCCATCAGGCCACGTCCCGCGCCATCAGCCGCTCGACCGGCACGTGGGTCTCGTCGGCGATCCGCTCCAGCAGGTCCGGCTTGGCGTTGCGGGTGCCGCCCTCGATCTCGCTGATGAGCGACAGCGACCGCCCCACGGCCTTGGCGAGGGCGGTCTTGCTCAGCCCCGCGTCCTCGCGGGCCTTGGTGACCGCCTCGGGGTCCTGGTTGAGGGTGATTCGCATGACTGCGAAGGTACGCGAGAACCTTCGCGAAGGTCAAGCCCCTGCGCGAAGGTTCTCGCCAACCTTCTCGAACACCCTTGCGAAGCTTCTTACCTGGAAGCAAGGAACTGATGTGGATCGCGCCACTTCGCTGGACTTCGCGAAGCTTCGCGAAGAACAATGGCGCGCATGGACGCTCCCACGGACACGCCCCTATGGGGGCGGCTCATCGACGAGGAGCGAGATCGCCAGCGCCCGGCGATCTCGCAGAACGAGGCCGCCAAGCGGGCCGGGATCTCCGGCACCCGCTGGCGGCAGATCGTTGACGGACGCGCGGGCGCAATGGACTCCGACCGGGGTGTACAGACGGTCGCGCGGATGGCCGAGGTCGCGGGCGTCCGACCTGAGCAGATGGTCGAGGCCGGCCGTTCGGACGTCGCCGACGAACTCCGCTTATTGCTGGGCGAGCCGCTCGGCCGGACCGCCCACGATTCGCTGACCCTCTCCGACAGCGCGCAGGCGACCGTCACGCCTGCCGCGCTCGCCGGCCTTCCGGAGGATCACGATCAGCGGATCGCCGAACTGTCCAAGCGCTTGGACGACAACGCCGAGGAGCAGCGGCAGATCGCCGCCGAGCTGGCGCGCCTGCTCGGCCGCACGGACCCCGGAGCGAGCCGGGCCGGTTGAAAGTTTCAGCGAATCGGATGCTTCGCGAAACTCACTAACCCACTGCAATCGGACAGTGACCGCTTGTGGTCATGTGACCTTAACGTGATCTCCCCGTAACCTCGCCCGACGCAAGATACCGGGGCACTCGCGCAGACAACGACGTCGTAGCCCACGGGGGGCGCGCATGACTCAACCGGACGGAGACCACGCCGACCTTGATGAACTACGGGAGTTGAGGGAAAGGGCCCGCCGAAACCAGGAGCGCGCCGCCCGCGCGCTGGCCGAAGCCGACGCCGACCTGCACGCCATCACCGCCGCCATCGAAGCCGTGGAACGCTCCCAAGAGAGCGCCGTACAGCGTGCGCTCAAGCGCTGGTTCCCACCACCCGCTGCCGTCCTGGCGGTCGTCGGCGCCGTGGGCAGCGCCCTCGCGTCCGTCGCCCACCAC